GTAGTTTCTGCGTTAGCTAATTCAGCTTGTTTATGATCCATATTTGCAAGCAAGATAGCTACTTGCGCTTTTAACTGCTCTACTTCTAATTGAGTCTGAGTCTTAATAACTGTGTCATGCGCTTGTGTATCAGTACGCATTTGCGTATCTTCACGCTTAACATCTAAACGCATCTTCTCACGCTGAGTTTCAGCTTCTTGTACTTGCTGTTGAACAGTAGCACGATATTTCTTATCCATTTCTTCAGCTTGAATTTGCTGTTGAAGCTGTTGAATCTGTTGTTTGCTCTGAGCCAACTGCATCTGTACTTGCGGTGGAATAGGTGACTTATCGTCAATTTGCGCCATAGGATTAGATGCTGCAAGTCTGTCTGCAATGACTTCTGCGCCTGGAAAGTCCATGTTGCGGAAGATTAGATCGCCAGCAGTTTGCATCAATGTAGGATCAGCATTTAATAAGCCCATCATAGAATCTACGGCTTCTTGACGTTTAGAATTGTAGCCAGGGCCTGTTTCCATTACTACGTCATATTCGCCTACAGTTACATCGTTTAAAACCTTAGACACGCCTTGTTCGTCTTGACCTTGCTCGTTAATAGTAACCATGTCAGGCTTACCATCATCGCCAATAATACGCATTACACGTTGACGGTCATAGATTTTAGGGATTAGATCAAGAATAATTCGACCTGTATGACGTATTGAGCGAGTCAGATTGTCATAGTAGTGAAAGTTAGTCATATCAGCTTGTTGCTGTTGACCTTGTAATGCTTTGCCTGATTGTTGTCCTTGTGGCAATTGTCCAGGATCAAAGATACCTACTACAGCCATTAAATCTTGGTTCATGCCTTGCAATGCTGACATAACACCTGCTGGTGGTGGTTCAGGCTGCAATCTTACAGGCGTTGGTGCTGTTCTGCCTTCTGTGTCAGTTTGCTTGTAACGCAATACAGGCATAGCTTTAATATTAGCCATTGCCCATTCGTTTTCGTGGCCTTCGTCTTGACCTTCAGCAAGCAACCATTTAGCTTTAGGAGCTAATGCTACAGTTTCAGTCAGAGCAGTAGCCCAGTAGTTATACATACGCTGTGGGTCTTTAGCCATACGCACTAAACCGAACTTCTTATGCTTGTCATCAACTCTGACTTCTTGACCATATACAGGCACGATTGGGATGTATTTACCAGCCCATTCGCCTTCTTCAAGGATTTGCATAGCTGTTAGCTTGCACCATTTGATCTTTTTACGCCAAGTATCACGCTTATCAATGACTGTAATTCCTGCGGAAGCCAACACTTCTTTAGATGGCATTTCATCGCTATAGCCTGTAGTGCCGTCTGAAAGCTGAATAATCATTGCTTTCTCACGCTCAGTATAGAAATACTCAGCTATGCGTATATCTTCCTTTGTAACCCATTCCGACTCCGTATCGCCTGTTCCTCTACTGGAAAATCCCTGTACGTCATCGGCATCGGGATACATCTTGCGGAACACGGCTTTACTAACAACCGTTGTAACAAGGCACTTTTCAGCATCGCTGCCGTCTGGTTGAACAGAATTAGGGTCAAAATAAACGCTAAAAGGATTTTCAATGCGCTTAATGTAGATTTCTTGGTCAAAGCTATCATCCTTAATATAGTCTGTAGTGACACGCCAGTAGCCCCAACCCATCTTTACGCAATATTCAAACGCATGGTCATACGCCTGGTCAGAATCAGATTGGTTTTCAATATGCCTAGTGATGCCTGTAATGATCTCAGCTACTTTGGCATCTGACTCATTGTTCATGCCATGCACTTTAATGCGTGGGCGTTGTTGACGTTGCTGATTACAGATTTGACGTACATAAGCATCTAGCTTATTAATTGTCAAGCATGGGCGAGCTTCTAATACACGACTGTTTTGTACATCTACAGGCCATTGATCACCAGCCGCAAACCTTACATCGTCAAGAGCTTCGGCACGATTGTTGCTATCTGAATCGTTACAAAGACGTAGAAACTGTTTAGCTTCTTCAATTCTGCCGTCTGATTGAGAGTCTGCAACGCTATCGTATGCCATAGGGATTCCTTAGTATTTGGCTGATTTTAAGCCAACTGTAGTATTTTTACTACACATTTTACCCCATCCAACTTGACGGTAGTTGATAAGTTTTGGGTTTTGCTGCTTTTCTTGGCTCGTTAACCATAAGGCCGATGTAACGGAAAGCATCTGCTCCGTGGCTGTAGTTGTCGTGTAATGGTTTTTGGCTAAATTGCTTGGTGTCTGGGTCAACGTCATATCTATAGTGTCTAAGGCATTGCAAGCCTTCGTGCGTATTCGTGCGGTCAAACCAGCACTTGTTAAACATCATTCGTGCAGCATTGATTGAATCAACGATAGGTGTGCGTTCAATAACTCTTGTGTTGTAGTTACTAGCTCTGACGATTTCTTCGATACTTTTGCCATGTGAGGCCAAAGTTTTGTTACCAGCATCATGTGGCAACCAAATAGTGTCGATAATGTATCCATAGGACTGTATTTTAGCAAGATAATGAGCAATTGTCTGTTGATTATCCTCGTAATAGCGTATAAGCCTTACTTCTTGAGCAATAAACTGAACAAACCAAATAGCAGTAGCATCTGCCCAGCCCAAATCAAATACAGCGTGAACAGGCTTAATTGGATCGTAAGGTACATTGCAAATCCTTCCATCTAGTTCAGCCAGAGTGACTTCTTTGGCAAATACAGCACCATCTACCGTCTGACGGCATAAACCTTCCCAAACGGTGTTGTAGGCTTCTCTATCCCTACTAAATAGGGCATCTTTTTCTAATCTGAGCGTATCAGGGAACCAGGGATTATCTGACCAATTAATCTTTGCAACTTCGCAATTCTCTGGCGGTGATACCACGAACCTTTGGTAAGTTTCATCCGTTTCAAGTTCAGGGTTGAACGTAATCCATATTTCTGATCCTTCTTTACGGATTGTAGGGATAAGAATGTTCCACGATGTTTTTGATACCGACTGCGCTTCCTCGACCCAACAGAGGTCAACACCTTCAAAAGATTTGATGTTTGTGACGTTGTTTTTAAGGCCAACAAACGCAAATTCAGTACCATTCTTGCCTCGAATGGCGTTTTGTGTAATTTCATAGAACGACTCTAGTTTTAATGCGTGGATTTGGTCTGATAGCAGTTTGTGTACTGATTGACCTATTGAATTTTGAAACTCACGAGCGCATAGTACCCTTGTAGGCTTCTTTACGCCAATAACGAGTAATGCACGAGCGACCCCCCAAGATTTAGCCCCACCACGACCACCATAAAGCACTTTATATCGGCATGGATTGAATAGCATTTGCAGCTTGATTGGAAAATCAACCTTGCTAACAGCTTCCCTAATTTGTTGAGGTATTTCACTCACTTGGCTTTATTTCTTTGGGAGCTACAAAATAAACCTCTAAACCTTTAATTGGGCCACCATCCTCACCTGTAATTTCAGTTACATTGGTTTCTTTCCAACCAGCCCTGGTTTTTAACCAAAATATTGCAGCCGATGTATTACCGTTTTTAGCTTGTTGGAACAATGTTTGACCAATAGAAGCGTTGGCATCTATACGGCCATCTTCTAATTCTGATTTGTAATGCTTTCTAAGGGTGTCATCCGTAATATCTAATTTATGGGCTATATCAACGTATTTAATCCCTACAGCACTAAGACTGCGTACCAATTTACGGCTTTCATCGGATGGAATATGCTCTTTTCCTTGCATTTTCTCTTTATAACTCCGAAAGTACGGCTTGTTTGCCAGTAAAGTCTTCCCAACGCTTAACGATTACATCACAGTATTTTGGGTCTAATTCCATAACATACGCTATTCTTCCATTCTTTTCTGCTGCAAGCATAGTTGTGCCACTACCCCCAAAACTATCTAAAATAATGTCTCCACCCTTTGTATTATTAAGCATTTGATATTCAAACAAAGCTACAGGCTTCATTGTAGGGTGTTCTCTGTTCCTATTTGGTTTGTCAAATTCCAAAATGGTGGTTTGTTTTCTGTCAGTGGCCCACAGATGTCCTGCGCCTTCTTTCCATCCATATAAACAAGGCTCATGTTTCCAATGATAGTCTTGACGGCCCATCACCATTGTAGATTTCTTCCAGATAAGGCATTGGCGCACTTTCCAGCCAGCGTCGTAAGCAGCGCCTCTGAAGTTGTAACCTTCGGAATCAGCGTGCCATATATAAAACACAGCACCAGGCTTCATTACAGTATCCGCAGTTACATAAGCATCTCGTAAGAATTGTCTAAATCCATCATTACTCATGGAGTCATTTTGAATAGTTAAAGCATCCTTTGTTTTGCCTTCATAAGCTACGTTGTATGGTGGGTCAGTAAGCCACATATCAACTTTTCGGTCATTACATAGCTTTTCCATGTCCGTAATAGAGCAAGAGTCACCACACATAAGCCTGTGGTTTCCAAGCGCATATATATCGCCAGGCTTGGTTTTTGGCTCATCTGGCGCATCAGGCACAGCATCTTCATCTGTTAGCCCTATGGTCGGTTCTATAGCGTTTAAAAGGGCGTCTAGCTCTTTAGCATCGAATCCAAGTAAATCTAATGAGAAATCATCGGCTAATAGTTCTTTTAACTCTATTTGCAGTAGTTCCGTATCCCAGTCGGCATTGAGAGCCAATTTATTGTCGGCAATGATTAAAGCTTTCTTTTGGGTATTAGATAAGTGTGCCAGCTCAATAACAGGCACTTTATCCATGCCGAGCTTACGAGCAGCCAATAGCCTGCCGTGACCAGCAATAATCCCACTAGTGCCATCAACCAATATAGGATTAGTCCAACCAAACTCTTTAATGCTGGCTGCAATTTGAGCCACTTGTTCATCTGAATGTTTGCGGCTGTTATTAATATAAGGGATTAAAGCCTCAATGGGCCGTTGTTCTATTTTCACTGTTGTTCTGGCGCAACACTTTCGGATTGTTGTTTTTTTGCAACATCCATCTGAGCTTGAGCAATAGCGTTAATACCATCTATGAGATTCTTGCTATACACATAAGGTAATTGTCCTAATGCTTGTAGCAATTCGTTTACTTGTTGTATTGTAAAAGTAATCATTCTTATACTCTCTTAGCTTTGGTTTTCTTAGTTGCAGCACGTTTCTCGCTATATGCGATTGCAACAGCTTGCTTTACTGGCTTACCAGCTTCTACTTCGGCTTTAATGTTTGACTTAAATGCTGCTTTGCTGGCTGATTTTTTGAGAGGCATGGTTTTGCTCCTAGTTGTAGCCTTTTTAAGGCTTGGTTTACGTTTAACTTCGTCATTAATAGGGAAATGCCACGCATTAGATGGCTTTATTGGTTCAGGCTTTACTTGGTCTTGCATCCATTTCCAAATGGCTTGTAATCTATCCCAAATTTTGTGTAATGTACTGTACATTTTTTCCCCTATTCTACCCAGCAAACATCTTGCCAGGACATTAACACGCACTTTTCACCTTCGTGAACGATTGGCGTGAATTTAAGATATTCCTCTTTAGGATCATCATTCATAGTTCCAAAGCGGATTCGTGCGCCTACTTCTATTGGCATTGCTTCTCTACGCTCGGCAGTTAGCTTCTTACCAGGGCCTACTGCCACTACTGTTCCCATGTTCTGCGCTTCCTTGTTATCTAAAAAGATCACATCGCTTAAAACACGAACATCTGGGCGGACTATAATCTTGTCCCCCAAAGGTTTAAATGTTGTAAAATTTACTTCAGCCATATCAATATTACCCTATTGTGTTGGTTATAAACCCTGTAGCCCTTTACCGAGGACTATGGGGTTTAGCTTTTTAGCGGTAGCCGTCTTTTTTGTGTTCGTAGCAGATGCCTTCAGTACGACCTGTATTGAACTCTTTGTCAGAGCCGATAGCATCTTCTTTGCCCATCGCTACACCACCACGCATAGACTTAGCTTTACGCTCGCCTGAACGATCAGAAGAAGTTGCGCCTTTTGGCTCTTTTTCGCCAGAAGCACCTTTAGCTGCTTTGTAATCCATGATTCCCATGATTTTTCCTTTAGATGGGGTTAATACACTACGAATAATAATACTATTTTACTACTTTTCAAGTATTTTTACGAGATTTATTGCGCCTTCAATGTCGTGGATTCTAACTACAGTTGAACCTTTCCAGTTTTGCATAAAGGTATTTTGATATGGAGTGAATTTAGCCTTTTCGTCTCGCTTTACTTCAACAAGAGCCGTTTTCTGATTTTTTCCAACCACGAGATCGGGAAAACCGCCAGCAACTCTAGACGTATCAAATACAGAACAACCAAGCTCTCGTAGCGTTTTAACCACAAGTGAATGATTTGAGTCAACTCTTTTAGCATAAGTCATTGA